AGCATCTGCTAAATTATACATAAAATTTAACTCCTTATTTCCTAACTTATTTTGAGAAAATAAAATAGCTTCAGGATAATCTTTAAATAGAATCTTTCTTACTTCTTCTAAATTAGTTCCATGTTCACTTACTACTTCAGTGTGTAAAATTAGACAACACTTATCTGCTTTTTCTTTAGGTAATTTATCTAAGAAATATTTAAAAGCAAGCATTGTATCAGGAATCTGTTTTCTTCTAATATTTCTAGAATTGAAAAACAATACAAAATCCTTTTCTTTACCTCCAAAAACCTGCTTTTTAAACTGGTTGAATTCTTTCAAGTCATCTTCACTTTCAAGTGGGTGATAAGTGTTGTGATTTAAACCATGTGGTACATATTCAATAATTTTATCTTTAGCTTTATCACCTAAAACAAGCTCATTTATAAGTTTTGTTTGTTTAGAAATAGCTAAAAGTGCATCACACGATTCATAAAATCCTTTATTGTAAAGTGGGGTTGGATAATCATCCCAAATATTTAAATAAATAATTGGAACCTCTTGTCTAATTTCATTCTCCATAGCAAATAACCACTCAAAATACCTTGGATCAGTAATAATCATTATAGCATCGGGTTTTTCAATAGCCATTAATTGTCTGATTAGATTTGCATCCCCATACCCATCTACTGGGTATATAAATACTGAGGAGTCTTCGATTCCAGCATTATTATTTGTATCAGAAGACAAATCAAATCTTTTACCTTTTTCAGGGTGTTTTATAGCCCCTGCTACATTAACCCAATTAAAATGTTGGCATGTATTAATTACCATTTCACGAGCAATTGTTGCGACTCCTGAGTGGACTCTAATATCATCACAAATTAATAGGATTTTTTTTCTCTTGTTTTGAGGGAGATAACCAAATTTTTCTTTCATATAACTTTTTTTTATTTTTCTTTAAATGTAAAACTTAGATTTTAACCTTCCAAGTTTAAATTAGTGTGGTTATGGATTTGTTTTCTAAATTCTTCATCTGTTAGATATAAATGGATTGCTCTTTCAGATAATTTTTGAAATGAAAACTTTCTTTTAATACATTCTACTTTAAACGTTTCAAATAGTATTTTATCAATTTTTACACTGGTTAATTGTTGGTCTTTTGACATTATGTTTTTATTTTAATATTGTTGGATATACATATATGAGTATTTTAGTAAGTCGCAGAACATAAATGGGTTTTGATAAAAGGACACCATCCACAGTTTTTATGTGGGGTTGGGGTGTGATCTTTATCTAAGTACCCATCTTTTCCAAACGCACCATTTATAAAATCGTTAAGAGATTTTTGAACTCTATTCATTTTTACTTTACCAGAAGGAGGAGTAAATGTTTGGATTCTTCTAATTACAAATTCTTTACTTTCATACAGTTTACGTTTAACGATAAAAAACTCAACCTCTATTTTTTCAACGGGAACATTATATAATTCAGCAAAGTATTTTTTATACAACACTAATTGAAGTTGTTTATTTTCATCTGATTTCATTGTTTTATTCCAACCAGATTTACTTGTTTTAATGTCTATAATTTTAAATGTTTGAGTTGGTTCATGGTACATTACAACATCTAAATATCCCTGTAATAATAGATTAGGTTTATATTTATGGGGTGTAACTTTAATAGGTACTTCACATCCAACTAAATGCCAACCACGTTTTGAAAAATATTTTTTCTTCCGTTTAGAAAATTCTCTAATTATTTCAACTCCATCTTCATAAAACTCTCTTAGTTCTTCTGGGGAAGAGAAATGTTGTTTGTTGTTTGCTTTGTATTGTTTAGTATATTCTTCTCTAAGGGTTTCTTCTAACATTTCAGAAGTATTTATTTTATCGGCTTCAATGAAGCTTTTGTCATACATTACTGTAAGATAGTGTTGTAATACTTCATGTAAAGCAGTTCCAAATACTGTGTGAATACTTGAGGTGAATTGTTTGTGACCTTCTCTATATTGCAATGACCATTTTTTAGGACATTCATTAAACATAGATAGTTGGGAATAAGAAATTGCCTTTTGAAAGGCAAAATTTATCTCGGGCAACTGTTTTTCTCTAATCTCTTTAAGGATAGAGGGTTTTTTCTTTGGCATAACTATAGAATACAAAAAGAGCTTGACAAAGCCAAGCTCAATTTAAATACATTTTTATTTATTCACTAGGAGAATCTATATTATCTAGATCTACTTTTTGGAAATCAGAAGAACTAAATCCTTCGTCTTGGTATTTTTTGGCTTGAAGTGAGCTTCCGTCTTTGGTATTGACTTTCTTACCTTTTTCTAATTTTTGTAATGCTTTATAAACATCAGGTTTAATTGAATTTCTTTTATCTTTTGACCACAAATAATCACCAATACGACCTTTTTTAGTGACTAGTGAAAAATCAGCAGTTTTCCAAGGTTTAACATCTTTGTCAACAACTGTTTTAGCTGGTTCACCTTTGGTATATTCATTGGAGAAAGTTTGATTACCATCCGCATCAACTGATGATTTTTGTTGCCATTGCTTATATACAGTACTATCTTGACCTAGATTGTTTACCCACTTTTCTACACTAAAATCTTTAGAAAACTGATCAGCGTTTTCACTGTCTCTATAATCTTCTAAGTCTTGGTCAAAATTTGGGTTATCGTAATATTCCTGAGTAAAGTTATTAAATGCGTGTCTACTATTCTTTATGTTACTCTCTTGGTCTAAAAACCAAGTACTATCAGTAACGTCTTTTTTAAGTTCTGCCTTCTGTGCTTGGGACATATTAGGTGAACCTAAAACAGCAGCTAAAACTCCAAACGTCATAGCTCCTTTTTTTAAGGCTTTACCAAATTTTTCTTTAATTTTATTAAAGTTAACTTCATTAATTTCTTCATCTCCTAAAATAAAATCAACAACACCTACTTCACCTTTTTTTAGTTCATAAATAGATGTTTTTTCTTCGTTTAGAAGAGGATTATTATAAAGATAATTTCTTAAGTTAAATTTACTCATTTTTTTATTTTAACAGACACAACAACTGCAGTTACAGCTGGTTTTGCATTTACATGTTTGGTAGTTACAATCTTTCATTTTTATTTTATGATTCCGGCTCTTACCATCATTAATTTTCTTTCAGCTAATGCTTCTTCTCCACCCATTATAGCTTCAAAATCAATCATTCCTAATTCTCCAGCAACTTTACTTAATTCAATTATATTATTTGCTACTTTACGAAGTTCTTCATCGGATGCAGCATCATCTTTAGCAAATTCTAGTACTCGAAGGAGTAAAGGGATTGATAATTCAACTGTGGGGTTTGGATTTCTCATTTAGAGGAAAATTTACTTCTAATTGCAGCTCCTAAATCAGCATCATTTGAATGGTCTTTCATCATTTTTCTAACTGCGTCTCGAATTGCACTTGCTTCAGCTGGTATTCCTACTGCTTCTTCCATTGTGTCATTTTCAGAGTAAATACTTGTATTTCTTTTAAGTTTATCTCCTAACTTTTTTATTGCAGATACTAAAGTGGATAGTTCCTTTTTATCTAATGTTGCGTTTGTTCCTCTACTAAGATTATTTGTTACTTTTTCAGTATCCCATTCCTGAGGATATTCATCAACCTTGGTTCTATATGCCTGATTTAATTCTTTTATAAAATCATCAAATGGCTTTTCTGCCTCTGTTCCTTTTAAGTTATCAATTATATCATTTAAAGCTAATTTAGGGTACCCAGTTACTTTTTCTCCTTTTAGAAAAGATTCTACTTTTTCCCAATTAGCTAAATATAAAGCAGTATAAACATCTGCTAATAAATCATATGCTTTTTCTTCATCAGTCTCCATTCCAACAGCAGACTTAATTTTATCAAACATACCTTCTTCTACTTCTTTTTCCTCTCCTTCATTCATAAAATGCTCAAAAGCCATTTCATAATCAGATTTTTCACGAGGTGGTATTTGAGTAATTGCTCCAACTCCTACGATTCCACCAGCTACATAAACTTCGTTTATGCTTTCTTTTTTTTCATTAACAGGTACTCCTGCTAATTTTTGCATTCGTTTTAGTTCTTTTGACATTTTATAGTATTTTATTATAAATATTAGCCTTTTATTGTTCTTTCAATCTTTTCAAGATAAAGTATAGCATCCATATGTTCTTGTTTAGCATGCTCTATCCAATCTAGGATACCTAAGTCTGTTCTATCTAAATCTGTATTGTATTTTTCTTTTCCAAATTTAGCTCTTTCAATAAATTGATCAATAACTGAATCAACTATTGAGTCTGTTTTTTCAATTTTTCTTTTTTTCATGTATGTACCAGGGTAAAGTGTCTTTTTTCTTTTTAGGTTTTTCATACCAACCTACATTGGGAAGAATTGTTCCTAAATGACTTTTATCTAATAATTCAATGTTATAGGTTTTAGGAGATTTGATTTCTGTTATTTTTCCTGTAAATTTTTCACCTAAAAATGTACAATATACTTTATCTCCTATTTTTAGTTTTTTACCCACTTTTTAATAACTTTTTAGATTCTTTTTCATCAACACCCATAGTATGAAGTATTGTTAAAGTTTCTTTTTTCTTCATTACTTCTAAATATCTAGCCGCTGTAAATTTACCACATTGGAAATATTCACTTAAGACTTCTACAAGTTGTGGGTTGGGTGATTTTTTTCTACTTTTTATGTATTTTAAAAATACCTTCTTTTTTGGAATCATTTCTCTATAAATATTATAGGTTTGAATTTTATTATCATAAGGAATGGTTTGGACGTGATTAGTCAACTCAACGTAATCTACATTCATAGATACAAACCGATGAATCATATAGGAGTTAAAACAATCCCATGATTCATCAGTAAAACAGTTAGCAGGAGTTTTATAGAGGGTAATTTCATTTAACCACCCCCATATGTTTTTTATCTGCTTTCTACCTGGTCTTGGGTATCTACTAGTCTTCAATAGTCATATCTTTATACTCTTCTCTAATTTCAGGTGGAATAGAATCTTTTAGAATTTTCTTTGATTCTAGATCATAAAATACGGGAATAGGCATAAGCATATCTTCATCTGTTCCTGTTACGAATTTGGATACTTTACGGATTACTACCGCTTGTCCAAATAATTTACCTCCATCGAATCCCTCTACTGCTGTAGTATTTGTTAGGTCAATGTTTGGTTGTTGTGGGGGTGCTTGATTTTGCATTTTTATTATTTATTTATTTTATATTCCCAAATATAAGAAAAAGAAGTGTATTTTCCTACCTTATTTTTATCTCGTTTACGCTCAAAACCTTTAGCATTAAATCTACAGCAATTATTAATAGATACATAACTTACATTTAATTCTTGGGATGCTTGTTTTCCGCTATCCCATTCTCGAATTAAATTGTCATTTAAATCCTTTTGAAGTACTTTCCTCCCAAATGATTTAGTAGCTGATTGGCTAAGGTTTTGTTTCCATTCTTTGGTTTTAGAATGTCCCTTTGTAGCTTTACTTATAGCTTGTTTATGTTCTTTACTTAAAGGTTTATTTTTATGAGCCATAGACATTTTTTGTTTTATTTTCCCAGATAAAGGTTGATATTTTCTATTTTCCCATGCTCCAAAAGCTTTATTAGTTCTATTATAAAATTCTGGGTTGTTTTTAGTGTCAAACTTATTTAACCAATATTCTTCTCTCTCCCAGAGGTGGTTTTTATTACAACACTTTTCTAAAATTATTTTTTTAAAATTTTGTTTTCCATATTTTTTTAAAGCTATTATTAAGGATGTTCCACTCCCTAAATATTTAGGGTTGTTTTTAGCATCTTTTCCAATATATTTTTTTCCATTTATTTTATTAATTGTCATATATACTACCATAATATTTTATTTCATTATCAATTTCGATAATAAATATTATAAAAGTAATTAAAATTGACAAGGAAGTAAAATTATTATAACTCTTTTTTGTATCTTAAAGGATCAATTGCTCGCATTTTCTCATTAGCTCTATCTCTTTCATCAGGGTCATAACTTGTAT